CTCTTTTGTCTTGGCGGTATAATTGATTTTATCAAGCTGGGCGCAGGAATAATAATAGTTTCCGTTTTTTTTATTATCTTACTTGTATTTCATTTGGTTGATATGACTATAAATCGAGACAAGTACCGGGTATAAATTCAAGTTTATCGAATTAAGAAAAACGGAATTTAAGGAGGTGCTTATAAATGAAATTAGTAGATTTAGCAACAGGTTCTGATTGGATAGTGTGGATTGTCTTTGTGATATTTGCTGTATTTTCTATTATTTTACTTTCTGGACACGGGAGTTGGTTTATTTCCGGATATAATACGGCTTCAAAAGAAGAAAAGGAAAAATATGATGAAAAGAAGTTATGCAGAACAATGGGAATTGGAATGTCTATTATAGCAATTCTTGCATTGACAATGGGCTTGCTTGAAAATATTTTGCCTGCATTTTTTGTATATATTGCATTGGGGATTATTTTGGTTGATGTCGTAGTAATTATCATTTTAGAAAATACACTATGCAGAAAGTAACAACTTTTTAGTTTGTATGCGACAAACGTTTGAACACTTTTTGAACACCGCAACCGTGATGAAGTCTTCAAAGCCCCTTTCTATCAGTATTTGAGATTAAGAAAAACGGTTCGATTCCGGTCTGCGGCATTATTTTTTCTCTGAGATTCTTGTGAAGTCAATGTTTGCGAGTATCTCAGAGTTTTTTATGCATTCCATTTGCAAGTAAGGATATTATTCAAAAAATAACGGCATTGCATCTCATCTTACGAGATACAATGCCGTTATTTTGAAGTCTTCACACTTTCATTAAAAAGTGGACCTGGCGGGAATCGAACCCAAAAGATTTTTGCCAAAAGTGGCGGTTTTATCACGCTTTCTTCGGTTCGTGTTGCATATCGTGTTGCATGATTTGAGTGAAATGCTCGTTTATCTTGTCGGTAAACTTCTTTTCCTCAGACTCAATAGTACCACGATATACCTTTTTGAGCACCTTGTCAGACTTCCAACCACCACGTTTCATGATGTACTGATCCGGAATATTAAGTGCGTGCATGATGGATGCAGTGTAGTGACGGAGATCATGATATCGAAACTCCGGGATACCGGCAGAGCGTAGCACCTTCTTGAAGTTCTTGGACAAGTCTTCCGGGTGCATCTTAACAAGCGGACCACTTTCAATATCATCAAATTTTCTGATTACAAATTCCGGCATGATCACATGCCTACAACTGCTCTGTGTCTTAGGTCCTTTGGTCACGATTCCTTTTCTACCACGTACACGTGTCTCTCTGATCCGAATAGAGTTCCCAGTGATGTCTTCCTTTGTTAGACCAAACACTTCTCCACGTCTAAGACTTCCAAACGCTGCAAGGAGCACAGCCTTTTCCATTTCAGTTCCTTCAATGTACTTGATTAGCTTCTCGATGTCCTCATCAGATGGAACATATCCGTCAAAGTTCTTTGGAGCTGGTAGAGTAACTCTAAACATCGTTCCAGGAGAATACATCCCTATGACAGCCGTAAATAGTCCATAAGCGTTCTTTACTGTCTTAGGTGATAACTTTATTGAGATTGCATTTACCCACGCTTGTACGTCCTCTTGAGACAGCTTACGTAGGCTTATGTTCTCGATTTGCTTTATCTGATTCCTTACGATTGTTTCATATCCACGCAATGTGGTTTCAGACAGCACATTCTCTTTTAATTTAATGTAATTAGTGAACGCTTCTTTTACAGTCCAGTTCTCAGGACGTTTCTTCCGGTCCTTTTCTGCAAGAAACTGTGCAGCCTGTGCTTCAGCTGACTGCTTTCCACGCTTACCCGGAAGATCACTGGTGAATGATTCATAGATTCTTTTCTGCTTCTGCTTTTTTGTTTTCGGATCAATAACTGGTTTTCCATCCTTATCCACCACATTTTCATAGTGTGAGAATACCAGACATCTCCATGATCCGGAAGGTAACTTCTTAGCTGTTGCCATATAATCATCTCCTTTAAAGAATGGTATAAAAATAACAGCCATACAATAGAACAAGAGTTCTGATTGATTGACTGCCCCGAAGATGATACAATATTCATTGGTATGAAGTATCTCTTCGGAGTTACCAAAAGAAGCACATTGGCGTGTGTTTCTTCCAGTTGACCGTTCCTGTTGGCGCAGGAGCGGTTTCTTTTTTGGTATTAATTAAAAGAAAGTCTGCGAACTTCATTTGCAGTATTGGTATTACATTTGATTTCCTTTTGAACTCTCGTTCCTGTTTCTGTAGATTCGAATACTAAAAATGCAACGGTATCTAATTCCTGCTGTTTTGTCGTAGTAGTTGTGTTGACTTTTGTTTTCTTTCCGAGGGATGCGCCGACGACGGCACCGACAGGTCCAGCAACTGCAGCACCAATTAGTGCGCTGCCAGCACGACCGTGAGTTTTATTATTTCCGGTTGTTTTGCTGATTAAATTGTATTGAGGACCGTCCCAAATAAAATCAACCAGTTTAAAGTGTCCAGCGCCTTCCTGAAAAGAATTTCCGAAATAATATAAACCATTTCCATCTTTACGGAATTTTAAACCACCTATATTGTATTGTGTTTCAGCTTTTCTTAAGGCTTTGATGCGATCGCGCTCAGCCTTTTCGGCTTGTCGCTTCTCCCAGTCAGCTAAATGTTCTTCTGGAGTCTTTTTGGCAGTGGCTTCAAAGAAGCTGCGGTCGTCTTCAGTCAATGTAGAAATTTCATTATTTTCTATTTTTTGCCTTAAGTCAGCATATCTAGAAGCGTTATCCCAGCTTCCTTTTAATTTGTCTAAAAAACCCATGTTTTTTATCCCTCTCTTTCTTTTGTGAGACCTGTTCCTTACGAGCCACCACTGCTCGTATATATAATCCCTTGTGAGGTTATATCACATCATTTCAACTACTACCAGATTCGGAATGAAGTATATAATATAGTTATCAACGGTAGTATATACTCCATACTTATCACGGTAGCAGCTGATACATTCTTCTAGATATTCTTCTGTAACATCTAGAAAGTCTGCAATTTCATATTTATTTTGACATCCAGCATTGAATGCGTGGATGATTCCCATAAGTCCGATCAGGCGGTTGTAGCCGTGCAACCGGGCTTGACGTTCCTGTTTCCGGTTCTCCAGTTTGGACTGATCTCGAATATCACCTGTGGAAGTATAGTAATGTCCAAGTTCTTCCGCAAGGACATTGGCTTTCCGTCGTGATGTCTTAATATCATGCCGGATAGCAATTTTGTTTCCTTTTATTCTTCCATCTCCGCTTTGCAGTGGCTTTTCCTTTACTACTAATCCAATATTGCGAGCTTCGTCTAAAAGTATTTCATAAGAATTCACTTACAACACCTCCATTATAATTGTACTAAGCAATTTGTCCTATAAAAGTGGACTATGGAGATTAGAAATTTTCGTCATCCATGATGTCATCATCATGTTGTCTCATTTCGTCAGTTACTTCTATATCTGTACGTTCGTGAGCTGCCTGGACGGTAAGGTCTTCTTCCATTTGTTGGTTCATAAGCAAATTTTTTGAATAGGTAAGAACTCTTTTCTGATTCGGAGAAGAGAGTTTTCTGTATATGTCGAGAAGTTCTTTATGTTCTCCGTGAAATTTAGATACATTATTTTTGAATTTATCATAGATTTCTTTTGGAGCTTCTTTTCCAGAAAAGTGAGAATCAACTTGCTCCCAGCCCATTAAGTCAGCTGGAGTTGTATATAACGCTTTTGCAAGTGGTTCCAAGATTGTGGTCGGCATATTCTCAATATCACCATTTTCATAACGATAAATAGTTGCACGCGATTTATTTATTCTTTCTGCTAAATCATCCACTGTAAGTCCTAATTCCATGCGTCTCTGTTTTATTCTGTCTCCGGTATTCATATAAGCTACCTCCTTGGTTCATATATTATCATATCATTCGCAAATTTGCAACTAACAAGAAAAGATAATGCGAAAAAAATCTCAAAAATGAGAAAGTGATATTGACAAGTATTGCTCCGTTTGCTAAACTAACATTAGTCGCAGATATGAGAATGAAAGGGTGTGAAAGAAAAATGGTCAATGTAAATAAATTAAAAGGTAAGATTGTTGAATGCGGCTTAAATGTATCGATTTTAGCTGATAGAATTGGGATTGATAAAGCAACATTATATAGGAAAATAAACGAAAATGGGGCTCCAATAACAATTCGTGAAGCTGATAAGATATCAGAAGAGCTTAATCTTTCAAAAGAAGAAGTGAATGATATTTTTTTTAGTCAATATGTCGCATAAATGAGACAAAAAGGAGAGAAAATGAACGAATTACAGATTACAGAGTACAAAAGCATTAGAGTGCTCACAACACAGCAGATCGCTGAAGCGTATGGCTCTGACACAAGAGTTATTTCAAACAACTTCAATAGAAATAAGGAAAGATATATTGAAGGAAAACATTACATCTGCTTGGAAGATGGTGAAAAGAGAGAGTTTGTTGACCATCATCAAATTGATGACGGTTCAAAGAAAGCATCGAAGCTTTATCTTTGGACGGAAAAAGGAGCTTTCCTTCATGCGAAGTCACTTAACACTGACACGGCATGGGAAGTCTACGACAGACTGGTTGACAACTATTTTGAGAAACCAAAAGCAGTTCCAATGACAACCGACCAGAAGATTCAGTTACTTGCACAGGGTAATGTGGAACTAACAGAGAAAGTAAATTCCATTGACAAGGATTTACAGGAGTTCAAACAAGACATGCCGTTACTTGCCTTGGAGTGTCAGAGAATCACATGGGCAAAGAATAACAAGATTGTTCCACTGATGGGCGGAAAGAGTAGTCCAGCGTATCGGAACAGGAGCTTGCGAACCAAAGTTTACAAAGACCTTGATAAACAGCTCAAAAGAGAATTCGGCGTTGACACATACAAGGCAATCAAGAGAAATCAGTGCAACCTGGCAGTAAAGATTATCGAAGCGTACAAGCTCCCAATGTTTTTGAAAGAAGAGATTGACGCTGAAAATGCGCAGATGAGTTTTGAAGTGTAGGAGGGAATCAAGATGAAAACTATTATAAATCGAGAATACGCAGGAGAAAAAGAAGCTTTTGCTCCGCTTATTGGATTCAAGGTAGTAAGTGTGGAAGATGGACCCACTAATGGTGATTTTGGAGACATAACTGTTCTTACATTGGTAAATGAACATCATGTAGCTATTGATGTAACTATTTCGGATGAAGCTATTTGGATCAGTGAGCCACACGCAGTTAAGGATGATTTAAGTGCTATCAGTGATGAGGACGCAAAAGTGTAAGAAATGTGGTTGGGTTCCAGCGATTGAGTAGGTGGCGTGAGGGGTACTGATGAAGAGAGGTGAAAGCAATGAAGAAAAAGATTATCAATAAGAGAGTCAATGGAGATTCTGAAGAGCTGCACGCATTGAAAGGCTTTAAGGTCTTAGCTGTTGGCAACGGAACAATCGGAGAAGAGTGTGCGTTGAGAATCATGCTGATGAATGAGAACAACGTTGCTGTTGATTTAAGTATCACAGATGACGGAGCGTACCTCAGCGATTTCTACGCACTGACAGAGGACATGATTCCACGCGCTTATGATGACTAGAGAGGTGAGAAGAGATGCCAAAATTAAAAATATCTGACAGGGAAAGGCAGAACAGAACACTTATTGCAATTATTCAGTCAGGAAAGGAAATGGAAGACATCAGCGTACAGAAACTTGCAAAGCTGACTGGAATATCACAAAGTACGCTCTACCAAAGACTTGGCACACCGGAAGACATGAGGATTGGTGAGTTAAGAGAGATCCTCCGGGTTCTTAAGATTACGGAGTCAGAAAAAGAGCGAATAGGCAGAGAAGTGATATGAGAAGTTGCAAAGAATGTGTATATAAGAATCACTGCATGGAGATGAGCAGATTCATTCCATGTACATCTTATAAGAAAGGGGTGAGAAAGAGTGAATCAGTTAGATGTAATCAACATTCAGAGAAAAGCGATTCAGACAGTTCAGATAATTGACATTCAGGGACAGCCGAAGAGGAGCAAGTGCAATGACAGAGAAGAAACAATGTCAGCGATTATGACAGTAGTCGCAATGGGAGCTGTGATGTTTCTTGGAATTGCAACTTATGTTATCTTCGGATACTAAAAAAGAGTGCCCAGAAAAGGCGGCAACCTTCGGACACTCGGAAATTAGTCAATTACATTATAAGAAAAGAAAGGAAATTAGTCAAATGATTGAAGCAACAAGAATAAAAACAAACGATAAGGATGGTTGTCAGGTAGAAGCAAGTGGAAGTATTGGTGATCTTATGATGGAGTATAAAGCAATAACGGAAGCTCTCTTCAAAACGGTCAGTAGAGAGGCTGGATTAGGACTCGCAGAGGAACTCTTTATGAAAGCAATAAGAATGACAATTGAGGGAGAGAAGAATGAACGATCCGTTTGAAGTATTTGATTTTAAGGACGAAAAGGACTGGTTAAGTGGAAGAATGAACGGCATCGGTGGAAGCGATGCGAGCGCAGTGGTCGGGATGAATCCTTACAAGAGCAACATCAATCTGTTTGAAGAGAAGACTGGGAGAAGAATTCCGGAAGATATTTCTGGAAAAGCCTGTGTGATCTATGGAAAATACGCAGAAGGACCAATCAGGGAATTGTTTAAGCTGGATTATCCGGAATATGTGGTAGAGCATCATGAGTTCAGGATCCTGCGAAGCATCCAATATCCATTTATGCAGGCGTCACTGGATGGGGAGCTGACTGATCAGGACGGCAGACGAGGAATTCTTGAGATCAAGACAACCAATATTCTGCAGAGTATGCAGAAAGAGAAGTGGAGAGATCGTGTTCCGGATAATTATTACATACAGGTTTTACATTATCTACTTGTCACAGGTTATGAATTTATTGAACTGTGTGCACATCTAAGAACTGATTGGGGCGGAGAGAAACAGACAACAGTAAAACATTACCATATAGAGCGGGCAGAAGTTCAGAATGATCTGGATATGCTGCTTAGAGAAGAAACGAAGTTTTGGAATTATGTAGAGAGTGGCAGGAAGCCACCGCTCATACTTCCAGAGATATAAATACAAGGAGGAACAAAATGGAATTAAGGATTATTAACCCGGAAGAAAATGGATTTCTAAAAGAGATCCAGTGGAATCAGGAAGAGGTAAAGGCGTGGGTTGCTGCAAGAGTGCAAGACTATAAGACAATTGCATATACTGCAGATCAGGCGAAAGACATGAAGAGAGATCGTGCAGATCTTAATAAGTTAAAAGCTGCATTCGAAGACGAGAGAAAGCGTCTGAAGAAAGTGTGTATGGAACCGTACAACCGATTTGAACAGCAGGTGAAAGAAATCACAGCACTGATTGATGAACCAATTCAGTTAATTGATTCTCAGCTGTCTGAAATCGAAGAGAGACGCAAGCAGCTGAAACAGAAAGAGATAGAAGAACTTTTTGAAACGATCGGATTTCAGGACTTCATTACGCTGGAAAGAATCATGGATCCGAAGTGGCTGAATGCAACGGCATCTCTTAACAAGATTGAAGAGCAGATGAAGAACTTGCTGTTTAGAGTCGGTACAGAAGTTTCTACGATCAATAGTCTTCCGGAGTTTAGCTTTGAAGCACTGGAGAATTACAAGAAGACGCTTGACTTAAATATGGCCATTGCAGAAGGACAGAGACTTGCAGACATTCAGAAGCGGAAACAGCAGTATGAAGAAGAACAGAAACGTATTGCTGAAGAAAGAGCAAGACAGGAGATAGAAAAACTTACAGCTAAGCAGCAGGAAGGTGATGAGACAGTCAAAGAAGCTACACCGGTTAATGAGACTGTTATTGTAAGAGAAGAGCCAGTTGCTGCAGACCTGATCCAGTTAGACTTCCGTGTATTCGGAACAAGAGAGCAGATCATGGCATTACGTAACTATATGATTGAGAATCAGATTAAGTTTGGAAAGGTGGAATAAAAGATGGCAGTACAGAACAGTTTAGCAAACAGACAGACGAAAACAGGAATGGCTGCATACCTGACGCAGGATGCAGTAAAGAAACAGATCAACAGTGTGGTTGGTGGAAAGAATGGGACAAGATTCATTTCCAGTATCGTATCAGCAGTTCAGACAACACCGGCTCTGCAGGAGTGTACAAATCCAAGCATCCTGTCAGCAGCATTACTCGGAGAAGCATTGAACCTTTCCCCGTCTCCACAGCTTGGCCAGTTCTATATGGTTCCGTTCGATAACAAGAAGAAAGGCTGCAAGGAAGCGCAGTTTCAGCTTGGCTACAAGGGATATATTCAGTTGGCAGAACGTTCCGGATACTACAAGAAATTAAATGTTCTTGCAATCAAGGAAGGGGAACTGATTCAGTATGATCCTCTGAATGAAGAAATCGAGGTGGAACTGATCGATGATGATGTGGTTCGCGAAGAGACTCCGGCAATGGGATATTATGCTATGTTTGAGTATGAGAATGGGTTCCGCAAGACCATGTACTGGTCCAAGAAGAAAATGCTTGCACATGCGGAGAAGTATTCCCAGGCATTTAAGAGAAATGGTGGAGCAAAGTCCTTGGAGCTTCTGGAACAGGGAAAGATTCCGGAAAAGGAACTTTGGAAATATTCTTCCTTCTGGTTTAAAGATTTTGATGGAATGGCATTGAAGACGATGCTCCGTCAGCTGATCAGCAAATGGGGAATCATGAGTATTGATCTTCAGACAGCACTTGATAAGGACATGGCAGTCATCCATGAAGATGGAACAACAGATTATGTTGATACTCAGCCAGAGCAGGACAATGTTGTTGCTGATCAGGAGCTGCAGGAGGTGAAAGAGCAGAAAGAAAAAGAAGAACCAGCAGAAAGCAGAAGTATCGAAGATGAATTTTTTCAGCAGTAAGAAGGGAGAAGAAACATGCAGCACATTAATTTAGAGAAATTTGCAAATGGTGCTTTTACAGCACAGGTAAACAGAGCGATTGAAGAGGTTACGAAGAATATTCAGGACCCGAACACGGATGCAATAGCAGCAAGAAAGATTACCATAACAATTGGGTTCAAACCAAATCAGGAACGTAATTTTGTGGCTACAGGAGTGCAGACAAAGACAACGCTTGCACCTGCGCTTGGAGCTGTGACAGCTATTTCCATGGGAAAGGATATTGCAACCGGTGAAGTAGAAGCGGTTGAGATTGGAAGTCAGATTCCAGGGCAGATGTCAATGAATATTGAAGATAACGGATCACAGGAAGGACCTGTTCAGATCATTGATGGCAAGGCAGTGGATACATCCACAGGAGAGATTCTGGAAACACAGAATACAGGGAACAAAGTAATAGATTTAAGAAAAGCAAGAGAGGCATAAGGAGGATATGAAGATGGTTGAAGGATTAAGAGATGCGTTTGAGTATGTAACAGGACTGAAGGAAAAGGCTATGGAGCCGATCGTGACAGAGATTGAAGGAAAAACTTACTGCAATCAGAGCTTGGTAAGATATGGCAAGGAAGAGCTTGCAGATTCCATCAGAGTCAACACCCTTTCTGCAATGATTGATTATATCAAAGGAATGCCGGAAGAGCTGAGAGAAAAGATGATATTACATATTGTGAGCCCGAAAGAGGTGAAATTGTATTCTGGTCTTCTGAAAGAAAAACGCCGTGAATATTTGTTTGAGTGTGGGGCGATTGTAAATGAGTTCCACTTTGACAAGTATTATGATCAGGAGCGTTTCCTGATTGAGCTTCAGGCAAATTTTGCTATGAATGAAGACCTTGAAACACTGATGCGGGTATCAGGAAACATTCAGGCAGGAACTACAGCATCCTATTCAGACGATGGAGTATCACAGAAGACCACAGTTAAATCCGGAGTACAGAGAATGGATGTGGTTGTCCCGAATCCAGTGAAGCTGATTCCTTACCGTACATTCCAGGAGGTTGAGCAGCCATCCAGCCTGTATGTGTTCCGCATCAAAGATGATGGTGGAGAACCAATGTTCAAGCTTGTGGAAGCTGACAATGGATTATGGAAGAATGCAGCAATGAAGAAAGTGAAAGAATATTTTGAATTTGAGCTTGCAGAGACTCCAATCATGAAAGATGGTAACTTAACAATCATTGCATAGAAAAGTTATCTCCTTATAAATTGAACATATGTCACACACGCAACTTATAAACAATGTTTCTCCTGTACTGGATACGCTGGTCCGGTACAGGAAGAAAGGGGAAAGAATGAAATCAGTAATATTTCATGTCCCTGGCAAACCGCAGGGAAAGGCAAGAGCCAGGACTGTTTACAATAAAAACTTAAGTCACTCAGTTAGCTATACACCTGAGAATGATCTGCTGTATGAGAATCTGATCAAAGCAATGTATATCACTGCTGCCAAAGGAACAAAATTTGACAAAGACATACCGGTAGCTCTTCGAATCGTAGCAAGGTTTGAACCGCCGAAGAGTACCTCTAAGAAAAAAGTGCAGCAGATGTTGGCAGGCGAACTTCATGTCATGAAGAAACCGGATATCGATAATATAGTAAAGGTTGTAGCGGATGCGCTGAATGGCGTGGCCTACAAAGATGATACGCAGATTGTGTTTGTCGCTGCGAAGAAAGCATATTCAGCCGAGGAAGGACTGGATGTGATTGTGGAGGAATATAAAGCAACAGAATAAATAGGAAGGCGGTGGCAGCGTTGCCAAGACCAAGAAAGAATGGGTTAGACTACTTTCCACTTGATGTTGATTTCCTTGACGATCCTAAAATAAAGATACTAAAAGCCAGATATGGACGAGATGGTATCATATTTTATATCTACCTGTTATGCGAGATATATAAGCAAGGATATTACTTGCAGGTAGATGAAGATTTTGAATATATTATATCTGATGATCTAAAAATTGATCAGAACAAGGCGAAGCAGGTCTTGAACTTCTTGCTGTCACGGTCACTGTTTGATAACACACTTTTTCAGTCGGACAAGGTCTTGACCTCTGCCGGAATACAGAAAAGATTTCAACTTGCAGTTAAAGAACGCGCAAGGAAAAATCCGATAGAAGTTGGAAGGTACTGGCTTTTAAAAAAAGAAGAAACAGAACCTTTTATTAAGTGTACCCATTTTAGTGATTTATCCGAGATAAAAGAGAGTTATTCCTGGAAAAACGATTGTAATTCCACGGAAAAATCCCTAAAGAAAAGTAAAGTAAAGAATATAGATAATATATTAGGATTCAGCCAGGAACTTGAACAGGCATTTCAGATGTATATTCTTGTCCGTTCTAATAATTATGGAGACATGATACCGGAACAGATCCAGGCACTTCGAGAGGATTTGATCCAATTGAGTGATTCAGAAGTTGAACGCATTGCTATTGTTAAGAAGGCAACAGCAGGAGGATGGAAATCATTTTATAAGACACCAGGCAAGGAGAAGCAGAGCAGAACCAAGAAGGCAGCAGTTAAGGACAATAACAATTTTAAGAGAAGACAGTATGATATGGATGATCTTGAAAACCGACTGTTGGGAAGGTAGAGAAGAATGGGTGAAAGTAAAATAAGAAAATGTATTATCTGCGGACAGCTCATCACGGCATCAAGAAGATATGCATACTGCAGTGATGAGTGTGCAGGTTATGCTAGCAAAGAGCGTGCTAGAGCAAAAATGCGTGAAATACAAGAGGAACATAGAAAATTTATTACAGAGACCAGGCAAAAGAAAAATATGAAGAAGCCGGGAAGAAAGTCAAAGCAGTACAGAAATGAGCTCATAAGAATAGCAGCGGAAGCAAGAGAGCATGGTATGAGCTACGGTCAGTATGTAGGGATGCTCTACTGCGAGGAAATGAAGAGAAAGGATGGATACAAGAAATGAGCGAGAAAACAAAGAGAGTGCAATTAGACTACGATGCAATTTGTGATGAATTGCAGATCCAGGGAAAATCCAAAACATGGTTATCGGCAGAAATCGGAAGAAGCAGGTCATATTTTTCCAATCTTCCAGGAACTAGACTTGGAGCAACAGTACCGAAGAACATGGAAGCACTGATCAGCAGGACATTGGGTTACGCTCCCGGAACATTTGTAATCCAAGAAGAGGTGAATGAAGCGGTGGAAGAAGATCAGGTGCAAGTAGAGTTTATCGAAACACTGTACGGAAATCAGAAAGAGATCCTGAAAGTACTTGGAGAACTTAGTGGAAAGGTGGACATGCTTATGAGCAGTATGAAGAATGTCCAGACTGAAACGATTGCGAGGAAACAATTCGCCGAACTCTCTGACAGTGTTGAGTTTATCAGGGGCAAGAGCAACACAAGCGTGATCAAGTTGGAAAAGCTGAAAGAATTATTAATTGAGATGGACAACGGAAGACTTGATGATAGAGATTCAATTATCGAAGAGGTCTCCAAGTTGATGGACAGCAAGACGGTGATCACAAAGGATTCGGCAAGAGGAAAGGCTTATGAGCTATTGGAAGAACTGATCACGGACAGAAACGGTGTAGAGCAGACAAATGTGTTTTCTGAAGCTGACAAGAGAAATATCTCGAGAAAAGATATCTTGAGAGCAAATGGACATTAGGGTAACTACAAGAGGGATTGGAGCGAACAGCAAGAAGTATTGGTGCAAAGGATAAAACATGAACAGACAAGAACAAGAGGATAAAGCGCAGCTTGAGTACCTGAGAAAGTGGAAAGAGAAGAAACAGAAGAGAAAGAATGACAGAAGACAAATAATAAAATTGTGCGAAAAAAAAGCGCGTAAGAATGGGTGTCCAGAATGTTGTGAACAGTGTGATCTGAATACCAGAGGCGGATATAGATATGAGACAAGAAATCTGATTAGAGAACAGGGCAAGCAGATATTGCATGAGGATGTAGCAGAGTATATCGCAAGAAAATTAGGAATTAAGAGTGGAGGCGATACCGTTGGAGATGACAAAAGAAAGACTGGAAGCATACAGAAGTAACAAGACAGAAATATTGTCATTGAAATATATTTTAGATAATCGATGGCAATCCGAAACAATGATAGGGAATGATGTGATTTTAGATTATAGCAAAGGATATCCAATTCCACAGAGTATTGTTGGCTTTGATCAAGAAAAGTATGAGAGACTTCAGGAACGTGATCTGAAGAGGAAAGAGCGTCTTGAGAAGGAATGTGAAGAGGTAGAGCAATTTGTTGAAGGAATCAAAGATGCGCAGCTACACAACATCTTCAGGATGTATTATATTGATGGTGTCAATGCAGTGAATCAGACAGAGGTAGCGAAGATGATTCATCTTGAGAGAAGTACGATAAGTAAGAAAATCGACAGATATCTTCAACTTTCACACAAATCACACGAATCACATATATAATAATACTTGAGCCAAAGGCTGAATTCCTGCGGCTCGTCCTTTCTTTATATGAAACCCAAGAAGCACCTGCGCAGGAATGTGCGGGTGTTTTTCTATGTTGAAATAAAATTTACTCTATAAAATAAAGCATGAGGTTGGAAAGGCATCAGAATAATGTTATAATCTTCTCATATACTTATGAGGAGGACGAGTAAGGTGAAAAAATATATGAATGATGTAATTAGCTTTTGGAAAAAACATTGGGGCAGCTTAGTGGCATTTATAATTTTGGAAAGCATAATAGCATTATTTATTGCTAGTTTCGTGCTAGATAAATGTATAACATTGTCAGTAATGAATGAATGGGTGAGCTTGATTGTTGGTATGGTTGCCATGATAATGGGTGTTATTTCATTGTTTTTAAGTTTCTATAACGTTGAACAATCCAATGATGTACAACGTGAGACTGTTGAAATTATGACAAAAGTTAAAGAAGAAATTCAATTGAAATTGAATGAATTACAATTGGATATGAATAAACAGTTTTCAGATATTAAGCATTACAACTATAGCGGTAAGAGCAAAGAACTCGAAAGCGTAGAGAATAGATTAGATGCTAGAAAGTGGGAAAAAATAGATGAATGAATATTTGAATAAATTAAACGTGGGAATGTTTATATGTGATAAATGTGGTGAAGAGGAAGGGTTAATTACAGATATAAGAGGAATCAAAGATACTCTATATTTGAACGAAAACAATAAATCTAGTTTTTTATTGCTATGTGACTTTAATTTTATTGAATATGAGATACCGAAAGAAGGAGGGATGATTTCCTTTAGATTTTTTGTAAGAACACTAGGTGGATCCCCATCGTATGAGATGCCATTATTAGTTAGTGAAATGGGGCTAAAGAAAGACAATGAAGGAGTAATGACTCATCGATTCCCAGTTTCAATAAATATTAAAGATTTTGAATTTCCTAGAACTGGAACGTATGCAATAGAAATATATAAAGTTTTAGGAAAAGTGGATACTGTAAAAGAAGAGAAAAATCATGATCTGTATAGAAAAACAGAGAATTTTGTCAGTGCAATATCGATAGATGTAAAGAAAGAATAAATATAAGTTTAGTTACAAAATAATAGGCATCCGGTCAGATGACGGGGTGCTTTTCTTATCCCCAAAACCCGGACCATTAGTTCAGTGGTAGAACATTTGCCTCATAAGCGAAATGTCGTGGGTTCGATTCCTACATGGTCCATGAAATAAACAAGAATTGAAGGTGGTGAAGTGGCGAATGAACAAAATTTAGTTCCATTTACAACAAATCAAAGCCGTGAGGAAGCCGTGAAAAACGGACGTAAGGGCGGGAAAGCAAGTGGAAAGGCAAGACGTAGGAAGGCAGACTTCCGGAAGACGTTGAACCTACTGCTTACTGCGGAAATAGATAATGAAGAATGGAAGCCGGTTTTAGAGTCGCTTGGTGTTGAGTGTACTCTGGAATCGGCTTTGCTTATGGCTCAGATCAAGGAGGCAATGCGGGGAAATACAAAGGCTGCATATTTTGTTGCCCAGTATGCTGGACAGAATGCACAGACTGCTGCGGATGATAAAGAACAGCAACGCAGGACAGAACGGATGGAGACGGATACAGAAAAGATCCGCAGAAGCTCTGGAAATGCTGAGAATGAGGATGAAGGAGTAGAGATTATAAATGATGCGCCAGAAGAAACAAGTCAGGATATCGGATATAGTGATTCCGAAGTACCTGCCGATATTCAATAACCGAAGTATCAAGCATATCATCCTGACATCTGGTCGTGCCGGGACGAAATCCAGTTATGCAGCTATCAGGTCAGATTATCAACTTGTATCAGATGCCAATGGCTCTGTGGTTGTGCTGCGTAAGCATCATAACAAGCTGCGGAAAACAGTTTACAAGGAGATGCTCCGAGGAATCAACCGTTTGGAGATTCCGAAAAGTAAGTTCCGGATTACAAAGTCTCCAATGGAGATCACTTATAAGAAGTATGGAACAACGATGTATTTTGCCGGATCAGATGGCATTGATGATACGAAAGGTATTATTGATGAGGATAAGCCAATCAAGTTAGTTGTGTTGGATGAGTTGACAGAGTTCTTTGATGATGGTGAGGGAGAGGATGAGTTAAGTAATATCGAAGCTACTTTTGTTCGTGGGAATAAAGGTGGTTTCCAAATGATTTATCTGTATAACCCACCGAAGAATCCGAATGCACCGATTAACCAGTGGTGCAAGAAGATGGAGAAACGTTCCGACTGTGTTCATATCCATACAGATTACAGAGATGTACCTGCTGCCTGGCTGGGACCTGATTTGATTGCTTCGGCCAAGGCAATGGAGGTTGCTGATCCGAAAATGTACAGATGGGTATGGCTTGGAGAATCAGTTGGTGTTGATGAACTGATTTATTATATGTTTGGAGAAAGGCACAGACAGAAAACGGATCCGGATAGAAGATATGACAGAATCTACATTGGCGGTGATTATGGTCAGCAGAATGCAACAACATTTCAGGCATTTGGTCTTGATACTTACAGAAAGAAGTTTCCAGGACTTGGAGAGTATTATCACAGTGGTCGAGAGACTGGAAAACAGAAAAGTCCGTCAGAATATGCGCAGGATCTGGTTGAGTTCATGAATGAGCTGCATGAACAGTATGAGAACCGGATTTTTTATATTTTTCTGGACCCATCTGCCAAAGGTCTGGCGGAAGAGGTGAAGAGAGCTACCAGGAACGGATTGGATTATCAGGTATTTCTGCGGGATGCGGAAAATGATGTGGCTCTGGGAATCAGCCGGGTACAGAAGGTACTGGTATTTGATATCTTGTCGATTTCTCCGAAGCAGGAATATGCGGTGCAGGAGTTTGGAACATACGAGTATGATAAAAAATCCATCGAAAAGGGAAAAGAAGTGCCAGTGAAAGAAAGCGATCACTGCATGGACGCAATCCGTTATGTGGTTATGGGAGTCTGGAGCAAGATCAAACATTGGCTGCCCTTAGATACAGTCGGAGATGACGTGAGTGTAGGCGATATCAGCAGCACGGAGGTGAGAGAAGAGGATGAATATCTTTAATTATTTCAGAAAGAAGGGAATCGATACGGTAGATGCTTCATTCTATCGTAAGATTGATGAGTGGATCAGCTGGTACAATTCCAATGTCCGGCAGTTTACATTTTACAAGGTATATACCGGACGCGGTACAAGTAAACGATGCCGTAGAAAGAGCATGGGAATGGCAAAGAAGCTGTCTGAAGACATTGCAGATCTGCTTCTGAACGAGAGAGTTATGATTACACTGGAAGACGAAGCAACACAGGAATTTGTGCAGAAGGTTCTAGATAATAATCATTTTCTGGTTATGGGAAATGATTACCAGGAACGGAAGGCGTATTCTGGAACAGTGGCGTATATTCCTTATCTGTATAATGCGGTTGTACAGGAAGACGGAACGATATCGGCAGGGGAGATTGGGATCAACTATGTGGATGCCAAGAACATTTATCCGGTCAGTTGGAATAATGGAGAGGTTACGGAGTGTATTTTTACGTTCGTGCATACAGTCCGCCAGAAGAAATACGTGCAGATCCAGTTCCATCGGATTGAAGAAAAGGGAATGTATGTGATTGAGAACAGCGTTCTGGAATGCACAAAAGGCAGTACGGAATGGCGAGAGCTGACAGAACAGGAATGGAAACAGCTGAAACCATTTACAAATCTAGCAGCTAGAACCGAGACCGGATCCACAGAACCACAGTTTGTTATTGACAGACTGAATATCACAAACAATGCAGCTGAGTGCAATCCAATGGGAATTGCGATTTTTGCAAATGCAATCGATACTCTGAAAAAGCTGGACATGGAATTTGATTCTTACTGCAACGAGTTTGATCTTGGAAGAAAAAGAATCTTTGTTGTTCCGGAAATGCTGACGAACGAAGATGGATCTCCAACCTTTGATCCAGATGACAGCGTGTTCTATTCGCTTCCGGAAGATTACGATAAGAACCAGACTGGTCTGATCAAAGAAGTGGACATGAGTCTTCGGGTAGAGCAGCACAGCAAGGCAATCAAGGATGATCTGAATTATCTGTCTCTGAAATGTGGATTCGGTACAGAAAGATATCGGTTTGATGGGGCAGGAGCAAAGACTGCGACAGAGATCATTTCTGAGAACTCAGATATGTACCGGATGCTGAAAAAGCATGAGACGATTCTGGAAGATGTCCTGGAGCGGCTGATCAGAATCATTATCCGACTCGGGATTGTGACAGGGAACGCACTGGATATAAATACAGATATTGTGATTGCTTTTGACGATTCTATTATCGAGGATAAAGGCGCAGAGCGGCAGCAGGACCGTCAGGATGTCAGCATGGGAGTGATGCGGCATGAAGAATACCGTGCAAAATGGTACGGGGAGACCGTGGAGCAAGCAAGGCAAAATCTACCAGAGCAGAATCAGGTGATGGAATAATATGCGAGATGATTACAAGAATCAGATGGCCAGTAAGATTGCTGGAAGATATCAAGATTTAGAACTTCGGATTATGAAGGATATTGTCTGGCGAATCAAGAAAACCGGAAAGATTACAAGCACAGCAGACTGGCAGATTAACAGATTGCTTATTTTGGGTTATTCTTCAGAAGACATTGAAAAGGAAATTAAGAAAACGCTCGATGCTTCTTATCCAGAAATGTTTGAGTTGTATGATAAGGTAATTGATTGGGAATATGTCAGGAATAAGGACATATATGAACAAATCAACGTAGAGCACATACCATTTGACCAGAACGAGCAACTTAAGCAGATTACAGATGCAATTATTGATCAAAGTTTTGCAGATTTGGAAAATATAACAAATTCGCTTGGTTTTTACTTAGATTATGGAGATGGTAAAAAGGTTATAACACCGCTGGCGCAGGTTTATACAAATTATCTTGATTCAGCATGTTTCGATATTGTAACCGGAGCATTCGATTACAACAGTGTGTTGCGTAGAGTTGTGACTCAGCTCACCAATAGTGGACTTCGACAGATCGATTACTCCTCTGGAAGAGCCAATCGGGTTGATGTAGCTGCAAGGAGAGCTGTCATGACCGGCGTTGCAAAGCTTACGAATAAGATAACCGAATATCATATGGAACAGCTTGGTTGTGAATATGTAGAAGTAAGCTGGCATGCAGGGGCAAGACCTTCACATTCTGTATGGCAGGGAAAAGTTTACAAATGGAATAAATAGTACTTGACTTTTCGTGGCTCAATAATTACAATTTAATTGTGGCACAAAAAAGCGAGGTGAATGATATGAGTCCACGAACAGGAAGACCTAAGATAGATAAACCAAAGACAATAGAGGTTAAAGCGAGAATTGATGAAGAAACAAATGAAAAATTGATGAAATATTGTAAAGAAAATCAGTTAAACAGAACCGATGTTGTGAGAATGGGGATTGAAAAGGTTCTTGAACACAAATAGAACGTTGCCACGCTACCAACGAAAACAACGTTCTATCAAACCGAAGGAATCCCTTCATGAAATATTTTAACATGTCTTGGGATTCCTTGCAATGAGAAAGCGAGGAGAAAACAAATGCAGTTACCAGAAACAGTAGAAGTAAAAGGAATGAAAGTTCTTACGACTCGGCAAATAGCTGAAGCGTATGGAGTGTCTAAGGACAAGATAATTTACAATTTTAACTATAATAAAGACAGATATGTTCTTGGAAAACACTATATTGAGGTGTTTGGGGAAGAATTAAGGAGATTGAAAAGGACATGTGAAATTCAAAGCTCCTTCAAATACGCCAAGACATTGTATCTTTGGACAGAGAAAGGTGCATTGCTCCATGCCAAATCTTTGAACACGGATAAGGCGTGGGAAGTATATGATTATCTGGTGGATTTTTACTTCCGAGCAAAGGAAGAACCGAAAGAAACAAAGCCTGTTCCTGTTGATACAGTACCAGTCGTAAGTAGGCAGAAAGATAAGAAGCTTCCACAGATTGACAATCCAATCGGGGTACTTAAGCTGTTGCTTCAGGTAGCAGAAGATAATGGCATTGGAGTGAGTTCCTACCCGTTCAAGACGTTTGAGAGCGTATTGAAAAACGGAAACATCGGTATCAGAACTGGCGTGACGGTCGAAAAGGCATGTTATGAACTGGCGTGGGAGCTGTCTCATGCGTTTATCCACTATCGGAATGGGGATTTGATTAAGAGTCCGCTGGCAAAGGATTACAATGATCAGGCAACACGGTCAGCTGAGTTGATCCTGAAAGTTCTGAATGTAAAAATGAGTCAATTGTAAAAAAACAGTTATTTAAAGAGAGTCTTATTTAAGGCTCTCTTTTGTTGTGGAGGGGGTGATGCGAGCATGGCAGATTATCCAGACTTTGTCAGTAGTACAGGTTATGGGACCGGTGAAGGATTAGGAGGTTGGAACTGCTACCATTGACACGAGTATTATCCGTTCTTTCCTGGCATTTCACAGCGCAACTGGACAGATGAATGGCTGGATGCGAAGAACGAGGAAGAGGCAGAACCTAAGACGTTTGACGGCAGAGAGTATACCCTGTATGAAGCAAAACAAAGGCAACGCCAAATGGAGACAGCCATGAGGGCACAGCGTGAAAAAGTCAAATTATTGCAGGATGGTGGTGCTGATCAGGACGAAGTCATTCTGCACAAAGCGAAATATCAAGGGCAGCTTAACGAGTATTCCCGGTTCTGCAGGAAGATGGGTCTCACGGAAGAGCTTGAGCGTATTTATCTGGACATGAAAGGGAGAGCTGCGCCAGATGCAAGAAAAATGTCGTTAAATGATACGAGTGACAAGTGGAAGCGTGCAGCGAGATCAGAGCTTAAGAAAGATGAAGAATCATTGTCATGGCGAGAAAAAGAAACGGCAGTTATATATGATTCAAATGGAAAATATCTGTTCACAAAACGGGGGGATGAAAGAAGTGTAAGTTTTACAAAGTCAGAAATCAAAAAAATGAAGAATTGTATTGTTTCACATAATCACCCGTCTGGAGCATCGTTTTCTCTGGCGGATTGGACAGTCTTTAAAAGAGCTAAGTTGCAAGAACTTAGAGCCATAGGGGAAGACAAGGTTTATTATATTCGAGTCGGTGAAAAAGCTGAACAATTATGGAATATGCCTGATGATGACTTTATTGAGCTGTATGAGGATATACGAAAGAAAATACGAAAAGAGTATCATAATCTGTACAAGAGTGGTAAAATAAATAAAAAAGAACGATTGCTACTGAGTTCCGATGAGTACAATAGGATTATCGCTGAGAAAGTAGGAGTAAAGTATGGAAAAGAATATTTCTAGGTCTGAAAAGAAAGTTAATATTTCTGAGATGCCACCAGGCAAAAGTTTTGATGATTATACAGATGATACAATTTTTGTTTTAGACGATTCAGATGATGACAATTGGGAAGAAGAGGAAAATATAGATTAGCTACCACCAGTCAATATGGCCGGTGGTATTTTTGTACTCGTTTTCAGGAGGTGATCCAGTGATTGAAATAAGAATAGCTTCAAATAGTATCCACATGACGGGACATGCCTGCCGGAAAGGTGCAGACGGCATTGACAGGGTGTGTGCCGGAGTATCTGCACTTACCTGTAATCTGATCAATTCGCTCAGAGACCTGACGGGAGACCGGATCAGAGCCGATACTGGAAGTGGAATGACAATAATTGAATGGGAAAAACTATCAGATGGTGGAAAACTTCTGATGGATTCTTGGTTCCTTGGGGTTACAGATATTAACAGGGAATACAACTGTATAACATTTATGTAGAAAACATCCTTCGGGGTGTTTTTATTATGTCCAAAACGTGAAGACGGAAAAAGCTCAGAGCCTGTCGAGGCAAAACGGAGGTATGAAATGTATAAAAAAAGAATGATGTTACAGCTCTTTGAAGACGGCGCAGGAGCTGGCTCTGGTACACAGGGGGGAAATGCCGGGAATGGAGATGGTGGAAACGGATCCACTGGTGGCGCATCCGGAGCACATGAAACCGGAACATATACCTATGAACAATTGGAAGAGATTGCAAGTTCGCGAGCGAAAAAGTCGGAAAGAGCAGCTCTTGCAAATTTCTTCAGAGGTCAGGGAATGACAGAAGACGAGGTAACTCAGGCAATCAGCCAGTTCAAAACAGAGAGAGCTAAAAACCAGCCGAACGTAGCACAGTTACAACAGCAGTTAGCAGAATCTCAGAACAAGGTCCGGCAGATGGAAAATGAAAAATTCTTGTCCGGCAAAGGAGTAAAGGCGGACGATCTGGACTATGTAACTTTTAAAATCTCCAAAATGGTAGATGATAAAACAACATTTGAAAAGGCAGCAGAGAAGTTTTTGAAAGAGAATCCAAGATATACAGGCGGTGGCTCTTATCGCATCGCAGATTCTTCAGTAGGAAATGCATCCGATGGTTCCGGTGGGAACATGAACGCTTCCATCAATGACCGGATCAGAGCTGCCGCACGAAGATAACGGAGGTAGAGTAAATGCAGAATAGAAGAATGAATTTAAGATTGTTTGACACAGATGCAAATATCATTGATCGTACCGGAGCAGAGGCTCTGATTCCAATTCAGGAATCCAATGAGATCATCCAGGGAACAATCGCACAGTCAGCTGTACTGTCAAGGGGCCGTAAGCTGGCAAACATGACAAGCAAGCAGTATAAAATGCCGGTACTGGATATGCTGCCGATTGCTTATTTTGTAAATGGTGATAACGGACAGAAGAAAACTACGAAACAGGCATGGGATAAGAAATTTATCACTGCCGAAGAGATTGCAGTTATTGTTCCGATTCCGGAAGCAGTCCTGGATGATTCCGAGTACGACATCTGGGGAGAGGTAAAGCCAAGAGTAACAGAGGCGTTTGGAAAGGTTATCGACAGTGCGGTATTATTTGGTGAAAATAAACCGTCTACATGGAGAGATGATGTGGTTGCAACCGCAACAAAGGCAAATGCTGTTATCACATTAGGAACGGCTGACAGTCTGTATGACAAGATCATGGCAGAAGACGGGGTGATTGCACACGTTGAAGACTGTGGATACTTTGTGAACGGCCATATGGCAGATATTTCCATGAGAGCTAAACTCAGAGGTCTGAAGAATGCAAACGGAGATCCGTTGTTCAAGCAGGATCTGCAGGGTTCTACCCAGTATGCACTGGACGGATCACCGATGAATTTCCCGAACAATGGTGCATTTGATAAGTCAAAGGCGCTTATGATTTCCGGAGATTTCTCACAGCTGGTATATTCCATCAGACAGGATATTACTTTCAAGCTGTTTACGGAAGGTGTTGTTCAGAATACAGATGGCACAATCGCATACAACCTGATGCAGAACGATATGGTTGCGCTTCGTGCAGTGATGCGTCTTGGATGGGAAATCCCGAACCCGATCAATTCACTGAAGACAGACAAGACCAAGAGATGTCCGTTTGCAGTTCTGAAATCCGGTGAGTAAGGGAAGGTGATGATCCATGCAGGTCACGTATGGATATTATGCAGACGAATATGGAGGAAGAACCATTCCGGAACAGGACTTTCGAAAAGCCGAAAGGCAGGCGGAAGCCTATATCCGGCATTTGACTTATGTGAAAGGTGATATCTTTGCTGTGGAAAATGACGCGGTAAAAGATGCTGTTTGCGCTGCAGCAGAGGTTTATTACAAATACAATGCACAGCAGCAGTCAGAAACCCCGTTGGTGAAGTCAGAAAATAATGACGGATACAGTGTCACTTATGTTACAGAGCAGACGGATGGAAAGACAGCAGAAGAGATTGTGAAGAAAAAGGTATATGATGCGGTATATCCTTATCTTCTTCCTACTGGATGGCTGTCAAGAAAGGTGGGGATGCGTTGTGATCACAAATATGGATGTGACTGTTTATAACAGGAAATACGATGAGACCACTCATTTTGATACCTGGTCCCGGACAGTCTTGCACGGCGTTCATGTTTATGTAGATCATAAGACCGCAGTTTCAGATAACGGTCTGAACAGTGCGGAAGTCTATAAGATCCGTATTCCTGCGGATATTCCAGAAGCAGATCAGTATCTCCCGCCGGAAGAATATGCTTGTTGTGGAGGCTTCGGAAACTGGACTATACAGAACGGGGATCAGATCGTGCTCGGTGAGTGCTGTCAGGAGATTGAGAAACCGGCGGATTTGATAAAGCTGTTCCAGAGGCATTGCAAGGTGACAAGCTGGTCAGACAACCGGTTCGGATCAATACCTCACTGGAGGGTCGGAGGTGAGTAGATGGCTGGCAAGAAAGCATTTTCAATCAATACGCCACGTGGAAGTATCACCATGGTTACGAATGCAGACGGATCGGTAACGGCAGAACTGAAATGGGCACCTGGCTTTTCAGAACGAAAAGAGGGTGCTTTTTCCAATGCACAGGAATTCGTCGATTCAGAATGCCTGCGGTATATGAATCCGCTGGCACCGAGAAGAACTGGAATGCTGATCAAGTCCGGAACGCTTGGAACGGTGATCGGATCCGGATCAATCGAGTATATCACTCCGTATGCACGTCGCCAGTACTATGAACACAAGGCAAGGTCAAAATGGTTTGAAACCATGAAAGCAAGCAAGAAGGATGTTATAAGGGAAGGGGCAGAGAAGATTGCAGGAAAATAAGAAGACGCCAATCATCGAAAGTATCCGGGAATATGTGAAGTCTTACCCAGGCATTGACAATCGTCGGATCAATATCGATTATCTCGGTGATGGAATGGAATACTCCATTGATCCGATCGGAGCAGACCCTATATACAAGAAATATGTGGATGGTTCCTGCCTGAAACAGTTCCAGTTCGCTCTGACAAGCAAGGAGGCTTATGACGGGGACGCCAGAACCGGAATCGCAAACAGCGGGTTCTATCAGGATTTCGAGGAGTGGACACAACAGAACAATATGAATGATATCGTACCGGAGCTGGACGGGCATGACGCTATTCGAGTGGAAGTGCTGCAGTCCGGCTATTTGTTTAGCACAGAGGCAGATCTGGGACGGTATCAGATGATTTGCAGAGTAATTTACAAATAATACAGGAGGTATGAAAATGGAAACAGCTGATGGAAAAAAGAAGTTGGTTGGGAGACATAAGCGAGTCGCGTTTATGGATGTAACAGGTGATGGAAAGACTTATACAAGAATGACCGGCTTTACATCAATGTCAGAAAGTAAAAATGCTATTGAATACAGCAGACATTACGTGGATGAGGAGAGTGAACGAACAGATGTAGTCGGATATGCAACATCAAATGATTATGAATTTGACCGTTATACAAATGACCATGTGCAACAGAAAATTGCGGAAATTTCAGATGATGAACTTCTCGGATCTGATGCACAGGTATCTATTGTTTCTGTAGATTTATATGATGTAAAGGAAGAAAGTCCGAATACATGCGTAGCGAGAAAGCGCGAATGGAGCGTTGTTCCAGACAGCTCAGGAGATGGAACAGACGCTCTGATTTACAAAGGAAGTCTGAAAGCCAATGGTGAAAAGATCAAAGGAACAGCCACTACCACAGACGGCTGGAAGACTTGTACATTTACAGCAGAGTGAGAAAGAGAGGTTAGCTAATGGGAATTTTTAAGTTTGGAGATCTTGAAGCGGAGATCGATTTTACAGACGCTGATTTCCTGGAAAACCTGGAAGAAGCAAAGAAATTGTTACAGGAAGAAGCAAAGATGACTCCGGTTACAGGGAAGGCGGCAGACATCATCCGTGCCCAGTGCCGGTGTTACTTTAACTTCTTCGACAGGGTTATCGGAGACGGGGCACATGAAGCAATGTTCTGCGGAAAGACAAGCCTGAACCTGTGCATTGAAGCTGTAGAGGCGTTGGAAAAGTTCGAGAATGCGGACGTTGAAAGAATCAATGAAAAGTATAGTGAATATACCATACAGCAACATGGGAACAGGCAGCAGAGAAGGAACTATAATAAGCAGAAGAACAGGAAGTACTCCAACAACAAGTAAGAGATGAACATTTTAATTGATAAATTTCCGGAATTTGTATCAGTGGACGGAAAGGAATATCCGGTGGAGACAGATTTCCGGGAATGGATAAGACTAATGAAACTGGTAGAGGACGACAGTGTACCGGAGAATATCAAATGTGGTCTACTGATGCAATGGTACACAGACGCGATACCGGACGACCTGGAAGCTGCGATTGATGCACTCGGCGAGTTCCTCGCCATGAATCCGGACGAGAAAGAAGAAATTGCACCGGTGCAATCATCCAAACAGGTCTATTCTTATGATGAAGATATGACATGGATCTACAGTGCATTCAGGGAAGTGTATGGTATTGATCTGCAGAAAATTGAGTATATGCACTGGTGGGAGTTTCAGACATTATTTACAGGGCTTCCGGAAAGCACAGAGATTAAGCAGAGAATGATGTACCGAAGTATAGATCTCAGAACTGTAAAGGATAAGGATGAGCGCAAAAGAATCAAGAGAATACAGGATGCCATTGCGCTGAAGAAGAGAAAGAGAAAAATGACAGACTACGAGATTGGGGATATGTTTGCGTGACAAAGAAAATGATGATCAACATCCCGACAGAACGCAAATGGTACAGGTGTCCTTATTGTGGAAAGAAACTGCTGATATACGAAGATACAGCCAAGTGCAATGGCGTGTATCTTAATTGTCGGGAATGCAGGAGAGAAGTGAAGATTAGGATTTAAGCACATGTGAGCCGTTGAGCCGTGCTATCAGAAAGGGTGATAGTATGGCGGACGGCTATTTGAATTTTGATACAAAAATTAATGAAAAAGGGTTCAACGACGGCATAAAGAAACTGGGAAGCCTCGGGAAAAGTGGATTATCGCTTGTAACGAAAGCAACTGCAGGAGCAGTAGCTGCTATTGGAACAGGAGCGGCCGCAATCGTAAAGACATCACTTGATGTGGTGGCAAATATGGAGCAGCAGGTCGGCGGAGTAGAGACACTGTTTAAGGACAGTGCATCGACGGTAATTAAAAATGCCAATATGGCGTATAGGACAGCTCAGATTTCCGCGAATGAGTATATGTCCACGGTAACGAGCTTCTCGGCATCATTGCTGCAGGGGCTTGGTGGAGATACTGCGAAGGCAGCAGAAATTGCGAATACAGCACTGATTGATATGGCAGATAATGCCAATAAGATGGGCACGAACATGCGCGACATCCAGAATGCTTATCAGGGATTTGCAAAGCAGAATTACACCATGCTCGACAACCTGAAGCTGGGATATGGCGGTACACAGGCGGAAATGATCCGACTGATCAACGACTCAGGCGTTCTGAACGAAAAGATAGAAGATCTCGATAACGTTACGTTCGATCAGATGATCCTCGCAATCCATAAGATCCAGGAGAATCTTGGAATAACCGGAACATCTGCAAAGGAAGCGTCAACTACAATTGAGGGATCTGTTAACTCTGCGAAAGCTGCATGGGAGAACTTTGAAGCAGGTGTGATCAGCGCAAATGACCTTGTAGATACTTTCTGGACAGCTTCACAGAATATCTTCAATAATTTGGAACAGATTATTCCGAGGCTAGGAAAGACCGGAATGGATGTCGTGGAATCATTATCCAGCAAGATCGGAGAGTCAGTTCCACAGCTGAAAGGGTTCGCGGATGCGGTCGGAAATGTGGCTGATAAACTGGGGAGCATGGACTCAGATCAGCTGATGAATCTGGGAAAGATGTCAGCGGTTCTGTTGGGAGCAGCACCTGCTTTCAGCGTAATAGGAAAAAGCGCAGGAACATTCGGTGACGTACTGGATGGATTAGGAGATATAAGCGGGGGAGTTACAGCAAAACTGAACAAGCTTCCGGGAGATGTAAAAAGCCTGGGGGCTAAGCTGCAGTCTGGAGCAAAGGTGTTTGGGAATGCAAGAGATGCGATACTGCTCCCATTCCAAGACTTATCTCCGAAACTCTCAGGAATATTCAGCAAGATGACTGGCTCGATCAGTTCGGGACCGATTGGAAAGTTAGTTGGTGATTTTACGGAGATTCCAAAAGGAATAGCATCCTCATTCGGACAGATCGGACCGGCGATATCCAGAAAGTTTCCGAAAGCAATCTCTGCACTGAATAGTTTTGGAAGCCAAGTGAGTGGAGTCTTTGGCGTGATAACGAACGGAGCAACTGGATTTGGTTCGTTACTGGGTGATGCATTTGGCCAGGTATTACCGAGGGTGTCTGGATTTGCAAGCCAGTTCGTTGGTTATCTTGGAGTTGCCGGAGATGCATTTGCACCAATTTTATCAAAAGCAGCTAGTTTTATTCAGCATCTGATTACTTGCATGAATTTTGCAGCGCTGGCGGCGGTAGTTGCAGTAGGACTCGGATTATTATACAGCCAGTTTGGAACACAGATCGACCAGCTTCTGCTTCTGGCACAGACAAAAGGACCGGAGATTATTTCCAATCTTGGAAATGGAATTACAGCAGCACTTCCGGGATTGATGGGGCAGGGCGCAACGCTGATTTTGGGATTGATGAATGCAATCACAGCGAATCTGCCGGCACTTATTTCTACGGGCGCAAGTATTATAGCAACACTTGTGAGCAGTTTGGCAGAACAGCTCCCGCAATTAATTCCGGCAGCGGCAAGTATGATTCTGACACTGGTGGAGGCGCTGATCAGCAATCTCCCACAGATTATCTCGTCAGGACTTGATTTAATGATGGGGCTCGCACAGGGGATCGCAAATGCAATCCCGCAGGTGACAGCGAAAGCGCCGGTCATTATTGGAAAACTGGCATCTACGATTATTACGAACCTGCCAAAGATCATACAGACCGGTATTCAGATTCTCACACAATTGGCGGTCGGACTGGTAAAAGGAATTCCGACCCTGCTTGGTAAGATCCCGTCCATGATCAGCCAAATCAAGAATGCATTCACCAGTGTGGACTGGGGAAGTGTCGGCGTTAATATTATCAAAGGAATTGCAAGCGGACTTAGCAGCGCGGCAAAGAGTCTGGCAGATGCAGCAGCAAATGCAGCAAGCAATGCCCTTGACTGGGTGAAATCAAAACTTGGTATTCATTCACCGTCCCGTGTGTTCCGTGATCAGGTAGGTAAGATGATGGCTCTTGGTATGGGAATCGGATTTGAGAAGAATATTCCAGTCAAGAGCATGAGCGCAGGAGTCAAGAGAGCTGTAGGAAGCCTGAAGAAGTCAGCTGAATTGATTACAAGCAGAAGCACATCCAACAACAGCGTGGATGGAATACGAAACCATCCGGTATGGGGCGGACCAACGGATCAGACGGATTATGACAGATTGGAGAGGATACAGATGAAAGCGGCCAAGACGATAGCGAAGAGACCAATATATCTTGGAACAGAGCGAATCGACAAGCCACTGCCGAAAGGAGCGGTACCGCAAGTATGATTGTATATTATGAAAATTCAAAAGGGGAGCAACTGAATCTTCTGAAGGCTCCCTATAGGACTATGAAGACAGACTGGTTTGATGCGGACTGGTCAGAGTCTTCTAACGGGTATGAAAAGACCGTGACAATTGACGTATTCGGGAAACGAAACGAATTCCGGTCGAATATGGAGCAACTCTATAAGATCATAGCAGTTGATGCGGAAAATGAAGTATATGGAAGGCTGTATGTAAATGGAGCTTATTTACGATGCAGGATATTAAAATCGGCAAAGGAAGGATGGAAAGGTTACGTCTATTCCGAGGTGGGACTTACCTTTCAGGCACCGGAGCTTGTGTGGGTGGTAGAAACTGGAAAACAATTCTTTCCACAGCCCGAAGAAGAGGCAGCTGCAGGTATTGATTTTCCGTATAATCATCCGTTCGACTTTGCAGGAGTGAAGCGCGGGACCGCTGTGTGGGAAGTAGAGCATATTATTCCGAGTGATTTCCAGATGATTATCTACGGACCATGCGTGAATCCAAGAATCTTAATCAATGATTATCCTTATGAGGTATTTGTGACACTGGAACGAAATGAATATCTTGTGATCGACAGCAGATCTTGTAAGGTTATGAGATATTTATCAAATGGAACTGTGCAGAATGCATTTAATGAGAGAGCGCTGGAACATAGCATATTTGAGAAAATTCCTTCCGGGCTTTTAAATATCAACTGGTCGGGAGACTTTGGTTTTGATTTGACCTTATTTTTGAACAGGAGGGAGCCGCCGTGGTAACACTGGCAGATAAGAATCTACATGAGATTGGATATGTGAAAGATGCTAATTTTACTGCAGATGTGAATGGAGAGTACGAGTTTTCAGTTCAGATCGCAAGATCAAACTGGTATCCGGAATTGAACTTTTCCAGTTATATATACATTGTTGGTACAGAATATGGTGGAATTATCGGTGAGATCCTGACGGATACCACACTTGATTATGTGGAAGTGAAAGGGATCACCTGGCGTGGATTTTTGCAGTACAAAGTGATTGAGCCGCCGGCAGGATCTGATTACAAGAAAGTAACAGGGGAAATACATCAGGTTATGAAAGCATTGATTGAACCGGAGTTTAGTGGCTTGTATGTAGTGTCTTCCAAGAATACAGAAATCACGGTCAGTAATTATCTGTTTGACCGCTACTGTACCTTGCTTGCAGGGATTAGCAAGATGCTGAAAAGCAAAGAGTATAGGTTGAACATCCGGTTCCTTCGGGAGCAGGGAGAACCGGGATATCTGCTGATAGAAGCAGTTCCTGTTGTAGATTATTCAAAAAAACTGGAACTGTCGAAAGACATGCAGCTGAATTATACAATGGATGATAAGCGGAATGGAGTGAATCATCTGATCGTAGCAGGAAAGGGAGAACTTCAGGAAAGAAATGTATTCCATCTGTATGTACAGAAAAACGGTAGTATTGGAAAAGAAAAATATTATACTGGGCTGGATGAAATCACGGAGGTGTACGAAAATACATCAACGGAGACAGATGAACTTGAGAAAAATGCAATTGAACGACTTCAGGACCGAATGAATAAGAAGACATTCAAAATGGATGTTGCAAGTCTTGGACTTCAGGTCGGTATTGGAGATATCGTAGGAGGCAGAGATTACCTGACCGGGATGTATATGTCAAAGCCTGTAAAGAACATCATCTATGAAATCACAAATGATGTAGAATCAATTACTTATAAATTGGAAGGAGAAGATGAAGAATGAAAATTGTATCTGGAAGAACCGGATCACCCCATGTGACTTCGCAGCAGTTCCGGCAGATGCTGGAAGGAATACTGGGACAGGACAGTTATATTCTCACGAGCGGAGAAAATCTGAAACCGGAATTGAGTTCTAACAATCTACTCAAGATCCGGAGTGGGATGATGTGCCATCATGGATGTATTTCCTGTGTGGAAATCGGAACTTATGATGAGGTCACTCTGACGAATGGATCACATGGAATGCAGAGAATTGACCTCGTGGTAAACCGGTATACCAGGAATACGGAGACAGAGGTTGAAAAATGCGAATGGAAGGTGATCACCGGGACAGCAAAGGCGAGCAGCCCAGCAGTTCCGACATATACGAAGGGCAATCTTCAGGAGGGAGATCTTGTAGATGAGTGTCCGGTATTTGAAATTCACTACAATGGAATCAATGTTACGGAGGTGAAGAGCCTGTTGAGTGTAGCGGGATCACTTGCTGAATTAAATGGCAAATTAGAGAAGAAGGTGGATGCCACTACTTTAGGATTTGAAATTTCTGAAACATTCACAGGACAATACCTTAATTCAAAGCCTATCTATCAGAAAATGATATCTGTTGGAGTATTACCGAATAATACAACGAAATCTATAAGTACAGGTATTACTGGTGCTGATTATATCTGGGTTGATATGGAAAATAGTTTTGCATTCAATCACGGTGCAAGCTATCCAATTCCGTATGTGGATCCTAAAACTGTGGCCAATTCCATAGGTGTAAGGATTACAAATAACGGCGCAACGGTTATTGTATCGACCGGAACAAACTGGTCTACATATTCCGGAGGTATTACTCTGAGGTATACCAAGAAGTAATTATTTCCAAGTTCCCTTCACATCATAATTAAGATCTGTTGATCTGGAGGTTGAACCATATTGCAAGATAGTACCTTTTTTTGTTATGCGCTTTTATATATGCAACATAGAAACATGATTAAGAGAAAGGAAAAGCTATGAAAATTATATTCAACGATGGTCAGGAGCTGACAGTGCAGGATGCATCTATCCAGGCTGATGGTGGTCTTCTGGTCAAAACAATCTCAGCAACAGGGGATGAGATCAAAGCGATTTTTTCAGACACCATGACAACAAAGAAGATGACAGTCCAGGAGCGTGGATCAGAGCTTGCATGCTATGAAAATTATACGAAGTTTGATGCTGTTGTGAAGTATACAGCGGGCATTCTTGGAATTGTCATGTACCAGGAAGAGCAGGCACCGGAAGACCGAATCAAGGCACTTGAGAAAGAAAAGGCAGACATGAAGGAGAAGATTGACCAGTTAGAGGGCTGTCTTCTGGAAATGTCTGAGCTGGTATATCAGTAATGGTAACTCTATTAACCAATTTATTCATAATGCTACAAAACAACGGAGGTAAAGAAATGATGGCAATGTTATGGGCACAGCAGATTATGTTGGGGAAGAAAACGTATGAACAGGTTCCAAGACTTTTGAAAGATAAGGTAAAAGAGATCCTGGAAGATTCCGGAATGGGCGAACTTGTTACAGATGAGACACAGGAGTAGAGGTGAAAACAGATGGCAGTAAAAACAGCACAGTATATATTTAATGGTCAGACGATTAATCTGACATACAATTCAACATCAGGAAAATGGGAAGCAACGGTAACTGCACCAAGTAAATCCAGTTATAGCCAGACGGACCACGTTCTGGGCGGTACGGTAAAGGCTACAGACGTGGCAGGAAATACAACGACCGTTGATCAGAGCCATGCAACACTTGGTTCCTCTCTGAAGATCAGAGTCAAAGAGAAGGTAGCTCCGGTAATCAGTATCACTGCACCGACAGCCGATTCTTATATTACAAACGCAACACCGACCATCAAGTTTACGGTAACAGATGCAGATTCTGGTGTAAATTCCGGTACAATCGCAATGAAGCTGGATGGTACAGCCGTTACAGTTACAAAGACAGCAATCACAGGTGGATATGAATGCAGCTATAAACCGACTACCGCACTGAAAGATGGAAGTCACACAATTTCTGTGACAGCATCAGATAATGATGGAAATGCAGCTTCAGCGAAGACAGCAACCTTTACAGTGGATACAGTACCGCCGACTCTGACGATTACAGCACCGGCAGAAGGTCTTGTGACAAATAAGACAACTATTACTGTTACAGGTAAGACAGACGATGCAACATCTAAGCCGGTTACAGTTACTGTAAATGGTGCAGCGGCTACAGTTGGGACAGATGGATTCTTTAGCAAGGATGTAACGCTGACCAATGGTGCAAACAAGATTACGATCATTGCCAAGGACAAAGCAGATAAGACTACAACGATCACGAGAAATGTAACGCTTGATACAGCCGCTCCGGTGATCAAGTCTATCACCCTGACTCCGAATCCGGTTGATTGTGGTAAGACCTTTGTGATTGCTGTAGAGATTACGGACTAGGAGGTTCTGTTATGGTTGTGAAGGCAACCGGCAAGGTAGACGGGAAAGAGGTTATCTTTGAACGGGCAGAAGGGGATCTGTGGAAAGTCACGATCCCCTATGATCTTGATGGGATGTATGTGGTAGAAGTGACTGCAGAAGACGAGGCGGGTAATATAGCATTTTGCACGAAGTTACTGTTAATCGTGGATCCAGCTACTCTATGCATCCATCTCATACCATATGAGTATACCGTGGAAGTAGTTCAGGAAGAATTTTGTGTGGATGTGGTTCATCCGTGTCATGGGAGGTGCTGTTGTGAATAGAGTAAGATTTATCCAGGGTGAGGACAAACATGTCAAACTGCTGGTAAGAAGTCCGAATAATGAACCATTTACCATTCTGGCAGCATCTTACAGTCTGTCACGGTTTGGAGAAGTTGAATCTCATGGAGAATGTGAGATCAATGGTCATTATCTGGATATTAAAATTGCACCAGTGCAAAAGGCGAAGTCTTATATACTGGAAGTTACTTATGTGGTTGCTGATTCAACGAGGAAAGTAAGGATAGAAGTAGAGGTGGTATGATGCTGACAATCACGGAAATCAAATTGAGCAAAAATCCTGTCGGGACAGGGGAAAAGTTTACCATATCTGTGCAGATTCAGGAGACAGCAGATTATCCGTATGACTATCCTTATGATTTCCCGGTATCCTGCACGGGCACAGCGAAACCGAAAGAAACATAAAAATGATTTTCAGAGGGACTGAATATTGTATCATCAAATTACCCTGAGCTATTTAAATAAGAAGAAACTCGTTTGAATTAACTGACAACCGTGATATACAGGTGGTACACAAAAACACCGAAAACCCCAGAGTTTATGCGGCTCATGGAGGTATTGCTATGGCAGCAGGAGCTATCATTATAACGTTATTGGAGTTGATTGTCGGAACTATTGAAAATATCATATTGGGATGGAATGTATGGGATTATAGTAATCTGCCAGGTAATTTATGGGGACAGATCTGTCCGCAGTTTACAGTATTATGGTTTTTTTCTTTCAGCAGTGGCAGTTTACCTGGATGATTGGATCAGATGGTTATTGTGGGAAGAAGAGAGACCCAGATATAAATTTTAAAGAAAGAAGTATGGCTATGGAAACAATTATTTCAGCCTGCATCTCAGCAGGCGTAACACTAGTGATTTGTCTACTGAACAATCACGGACAGCAGGAAAAGACAAGAGCTCTTATGGAATACAAGCTGGATGAGCTAACCAAAAGAGTAGATAAGCACAATAATGTAGTTGAGCGAACATATAGTATTGAACAGAGGCTTTCTGTTCAAGAGGAACAGATTAGAGTTGCAAACCATAGAATTAGTGATTTGGAGGGAATCGAACATGAACATTGAAACATTAATGCAGTATATGAGTTACATTTTGGCAGGAATCGGAGTGCTGGCCTTCTTGGTCAGCGTGATCGTGCAGGCAATCAAGGAGATGCCAGCATTGAAGAAAATACAGACGAATGTTGTGGCACTGATCACATCACTGATCCTGACACCGGCAGCAGTGATCGTCTTGTGCACCTATTATCAGATAGTGATTGAGTGGTATTACATTTTCGCATCATTCATTGCCGCTTTTATAGTTTACCTGGTCAGTACTGGTGGCTGGGAGAGAGTGGCAGAGATGTGGAACAGAAACGCATATAAGAAAAAGTAGAATTGTACCGGTGCAAGAGATGCATAGAAGACATGAAAGGAGAGTAATATGAAATTATTCTTAATTGCTGGACACGGAGAGGGAGATTCTGGCGCAGTAGGCGGAGGATACACCGAAGCAGAACGAGTCAGAGCGTTGGCCGCCAAAATTAAAGAACTTGGCGGAGAAGCGGTCATTCTTGGGGATACGAGTAAAAACTGGTACAGAGATAAGCTGATAAGTACTTACAACTTCTCGGAAGATTCAAACATTTTAGAGCTGCATATGGATAGAGGCGGTGGATCGGCACGAGGCGGACATATCATCATCAAAGAGGGATTCGCTCCAGACGAATACGATTTGTCACTTGCTCTTTTTATCTCTACATTAATGCCGGGAAGAGCCGAGAATATCAAGTATCGTTCTGACCTGGCAAATGTAAACCGGGCTGCCAAGAGAGGGCTGAATTATCGTTTAATGGAATGCGGATTTATTGACAATGATCAGGACAGAAAAATTTTTAATGATCATATTGCGGAAATCGCGGAAGGAATCCTCAGGGCTTTCGGAATTATTGTGACGAAAAAAACGACGGGAAAATGGATAAAAGACAAAGTCGGTGACTGGTGGCAGGATCCGGATGGAAGCTATCCACGGAACTGTTGGAGAAAAATAGCAGGGACATTTTACTGGTTTAACGAGAAAGGGTACGTTGTCCAAAATCAGTGGATTCAGTACCAGGGAAATTTCTACTGGCTTAACGGAACAGGGGGAATGCGGACCGGCTGGAATAAGATTGACGGGGAATGGTACTTCCTGAATGATGGAGTAGTCGCACCAAAGAAACCGGTTGGGGCTATGTTAACCGGTTGGGTTCTGGCAGGTGGAAACTATTTCTATCTACGACCGAAGAGAGAAGGAAAACATGCACAGGGAACACTACTGGAAGGTGAGTTAAAAGGATATGCCGGTAACGACTATTATCTTGTTAAATCCGGAGAAGACAGACGTTATCAGACAGGCCAGATGCTTACCGGATGGAGACAGGCAGGAGATGATTATTACTGGTACAATATGAAAGCAACATCGGCATCTCCGCTCGGTGCCATGTATAAGAACAAATGGCTGAGCCTTAAGGAAGCTGATTACTATTTTAAATCAGACGGCAAGATGGCGAAAAATGAAACGCTAACGATCAACGGAAAGAAGTACACATTCGGTTCGACAGGATATCTGCAGTAA